TACGTTGCTAAGGCTGACTTTGAACGAGCGTTGTCTAAAATTGATGCTGGCATGAACCGGTTAGACGAGAAACTAGATCGTATCCTTATGCGACATGACTAAGAAGAAAGCAACGGAGGATATGTTTAACGAGCTTCACAACCTCGTAACCACAGAGTTCCTACAACGCATCAAATCTGGAGAAGCCAGCACACAAGACCTTAAAGCTGCGTGTGACTGGCTCGCTAAAAATGACATTAGTGGTGTTGCTCTTGAGGGTACACAGCTAGATAAACTGGCAAACATTCTGCCAACAATTGATCCTGACCTTGTTCAACGGAGGCTGTATGGCCCGAAAGTCTGAACACAGTGGTCCAAAGTATGCTAACGGTAACTACAAGTCATACCAAAAGAAGTATGACTCTAGTAAGCTCCAAATTAAGAAACGAACAGAGCTAAACAAAGAGAATCGTAAACGTGGTACCTACGGTAATGGTGACGGTAAAGACGTTTCCCATTCAAAAAATGGTAAAACCAAACTTATGATTCAACGTAAAAACCGTGCTGCTAATGGTCACGGTAAACGCTCACGTTACGCATGACACCGCTTTTCCCAAGTCCTGATCACTACCTGCAAAATTTAATAACCATGACAAGTCCCGAAGCAAAACGGATGTGGCGTCAAGCCATAAAAGAACACTTCAATTGTCAATGTGTCTATTGTGGAGAAACTTATGAACTTAATGAACTTACTCTTGATCATGTTATACCTCGTTATTCTGGAGGACAAACTATCACAAGAAACTTGGTTCCATCCTGCAGGAAATGTAATCAGAACAAAGGAACGAATAACTGGCTCACGTGGATGAGACAAACGTTTGGCACTAATCCGTCCCGAGAGGGACTTATTCTTTCACACATCAACTAATGGCTGAACAAAAAAAGAAACGGCAATCTATTGCTGAGATGAAGCGTGAGCTGCAAGATATGCAGATTGCTTCACGTCGTCGTCAAGAAGGCAAACAAGCAACTGGTGAATCCGTTGCTCAAGAAAGAGAAACTGCTGGTATGGGCAAATCTTCTAAGCCAGAAGATAGGTCTAAGTATGTATCTCCTAGCGGTAAACAATACGCTGGTCCTGGCTACAGTGCTGGTTCCGCCCCCTCTGCTCCTAAGAAGCCCGAAACTAAACCCGCTGCTAAACCCGCTCCTGCAGCTAAAGCTCAACCCGGTCCTGTTAAACCGACTGCACCGGCTAAACCTGCTAAGGAAACTACGCCTAAAGTTCGTATGTCTAGCTTGTTTGACCGTCGTCGGATGACTCCAGCTACGTCTGAGTTGTTTATTGGTGACAAAGCTGCTCAAGCAATGAAGCAGAAACCTAAGCCTAAGTCCACGTCTAAGCGTAGTGGTCAAGGTGGTCGCCGTAACAAACCTGGCGGCAAGTAATTAACAACATACTGCCGCTCAGTAATGGGCGGCTTTTACCTTATCCTATCACATATTAAATAATGGATAAAGAGCTAGCTAAATTAGAAGAATGGGGTGTTAATTTAATCAATGACTACGAAGAATACCTACAACGTAAAGGAGTAACACCTACTGGTCCTGGAGGATCTGAGTTTAAAAGGATCGGACGTTTTTCTGGTGAGCTAGTTGCTAATCCCGAAGCTTATGGTGAGCTTCTAGAAATGGCTCGATCTCAAAACATGTCCGGCAAACAGCTTGTCCAAGCTATCCGAACTGTTGAAGATATTATTCTTGGTCAACGTCAGGGTGTAAAGGACCCTACTATTCGGTCTATGATTGAGGCTATGCCAAATAGCCCAGCCGACCGAAGGCAACTTATGTCTGATGTTATTCATCATTTATTTGCACAGCGTACTGGCGGAGATACACTTCGCAGATTGTCCCAAACAGAACGCTCTACAGCTAGAGGAGCAATTAGAGACGTTTATGGTGGTTGGGGTAACGTTGATAAAAACCTTTTAAGTCTACTTAGAAGCTGGCATACTCCCCAAGAAAGAGCTATTGGTTCTGAACGCTCTGCTATTCAAACTATCGGCGGTGATCCATTAAGAGCAGGTCAGCAAGGTACTAAATTAATTCATGAAGTAGCGCCTAAAGCTATTTCTAGAACAGTTTCAGGTACGACTGCTGCGGAAGTTTTACCGGGATTAATGCCTCAGTTTGAGCAGCAAGCCCTAGCAACTCAAGCTACTTTAAAAGAGGTTGCACCAGTTTATCAAAATTTTGATGAATTGGTAGCCGCTCAGTCTCCTCCTGGTAGAGATTTGCGTTACCGTACAGGTATGCCTCAAGCCGATCTTAAATTACGTCGCTCTATTTTAGAACGTCCTGAAAATCAAGCTGCTGTTCAAGATATTATTGCAAAAGGTATTCAAGGTAAGCTTGAAAATACAGGCGGTGCAGCACGTTTTATTATAGATTCTGAAGTAATACAACAGGCTAGGAGATTCCCTAACAGGTTAATGCAACAAATACCTGCTTCAGTAAGCCGATATGTTCCTGGTGTAGCAGGTTTAGTTCCAGGTGCGGCGGCGCTTAAAGGTGTGTCTGCTTTACTTGATGCTCAATCAGTAAAAGCTGCTGTCACTCAATCCCAAAAGCCCATGTCTACTCGTGAGTCGGTGGCTACTGCTTTGGAAGGGGTATCTGGTGCTGCAGGTATAGCATCTTTAGCTCCTCCGGCTGCTCCTGTTGCCGCACCTGTGTCACTTGCTACTGGTGTAGCAGCGGCTGCTGTACGTGCTAAAGTCGATAAACAAATACCTAAAGTAGTTAAAAAAGCTGAACAAGTTAAGCGTCAGGTTTTTCCTCTTGAAAGTATGATTAATAAACCTGCATTAAACTTTGCTAAAAGTGCTATTCAGTTTATGATGCGCTAATTGGCACCTACAAGCCCCGTTAAGCCCCTTTCACCCCCTTACACGCTAGATTGTACCTATGACCACTTTAGACCTCCTTAGAGACGATTTTAAGCTATTCTTACAAGCTCTTTGGAATCAGCTAGACCTCCCATCCCCCACCCGTGCCCAATACGCTATTGCTGATTACCTCCAACACGGTCCTAAGCGTCTACAGATTCAAGCGTTTCGAGGTGTAGGTAAAAGTTGGATTACTGGAGCGTTCGTTCTTTGGACGCTCTTTAAAGACAACGAAAAGAAGATCATGATTATCTCCGCTTCAAAAGAGCGGGCTGATAACATGTCTATCTTCCTTCAGAAGCTTATCATTGAGACCCCGTGGTTAAACCATATGCAACCCGCTGATGATTCAGCTCGGTGGTCTCGTATTTCTTTTGATATTAAATGTCCTCCTCACCAAGCGCCGTCCGTTAAGTCAGTTGGTATCACGGGTCAGCTTACTGGTTCACGTGCTGACCTTATGATTCTTGATGACATTGAGGTTCCCGGTAACTCAATGACAGAGATGATGAGGGAAAAACTTCTTCAACTGTGCACTGAGGCTGAGTCTATCCTTACTCCTAAGTCTGATAGTCGGATTATGTACCTTGGTACACCCCAAACAACGTTTACCATCTATCGTAAGCTAGCAGAGCGTAACTACCGTCCGTTTGTTTGGCCTGCTAGGGTACCCCGTAAACTATCAAACTACGAAGGATTGATTGCTCCTCAACTCCAAGAAACAATTGATAACGGTGCTGAACCTTGGAGTGTTACAGATCCTGACCGCTTTGGTGATGACGACCTTATTGAACGGGAAGCGTCAATGGGTCGTAGCAACTTTATGTTGCAGTTCATGCTTGACACGAGTCTTAGTGATGCTGAAAAGTTCCCACTTAAAATGGCTGACCTTGTGGTTACCGCCGTTAACCCAACTAAAGCGCCGGACTCTGTTGTGTGGTGCAGTGACCCTCGTAATGTGCTCAAAGATCTGCCTACGGTTGGCTTACCGGGTGATTACTTCTACTCCCCGATGCAACTCCAAGGGGAGTGGGGTCCGTATCAAGAAACGATCTGCTCAGTAGACCCTTCTGGTAGAGGTAGTGACGAGACAACAGCTGCGTACATCTCTCAACGTAATGGCTTCCTTTATCTTCATGAGATGAGAGCTTATCGGGATGGTTATTCCGACAATACTTTGTTAGACATCCTTAAAGGTTGTAAAAAGTACAACGTTACTAAACTTGTCATTGAGACAAACTTTGGTGATGGTATTGTCTCTGAACTCTTTAAAAAACATATTCAACAGACACAACAAGGTATAGACATTGAAGAAGTACGTGCAAATGTCCGTAAAGAAGACCGTATTATTGATACCCTTGAGCCTATTCTTAATCAGCATCGCCTTATTGTTGATAAAGACGTTATCGACTGGGACTACAACTCCAACAAAGATGAAGCCCCAGAAAAGCGTTTACTTTACATGCTATTCTACCAAATGAGTAGGATGTGTCGTGAAAAAGGAGCAGTCCGACACGACGACAGAATAGACGCATTAGCTCAAGGTGTTAAATACTTTACAGACGCTCTTGCAATTTCCGCTATGGAAGTCGTTAAAGAACGTAAACGAGAAGAGTGGAACGACATGTTACACGCCTTTTTAGACGACCCTCAAAGTGAGACAAATCATATCGTTTTAGGTATGAATTTAGACCAAAAAAGACAAGCAAGAGGAAACGCTAAGAACGGTGTCCCCAC